ATATTATCAAAAATTCTCTCATGTGATTTAACAATGAATAATTCTAATGCTATGTTTAAGTTAGCTATAATTTTACTACATTCAGAGTAAAAAATATTATTAGGAGTTTCTTCATAAGTAGTTATATTGGTAAATGCTTTCTTGTATAGTAAAAGCCTATCTTTAACTTTATATTTATCTTTTTTTAATAAGCTAAGTTCTTTTAGAATATAGTTTTTATTAGATATATACATATCAACTTTATTTTTCTTTTGAGCTTCTATTAATTGTTTCTCTGCTGTTTTTATTTGGATATCAGTTTGATAAGAACGATGAGCACTAGCCACAAAAGCCCCTAAAATAGGCGATCCAGCTAAAAGATAAAGTGGTAACTTACTTATTTCTAAAAAGTTATTATATCCATTCTTTGATACCTCTAATGGATACTCATACCAAATTATAGAACCAAAATACACACATGATAAAATAGGAAAAATAACAGCAATCCAAAATAGCCATTGTAAATGAAGACTATGAGAATTTAACTTCACAACATCCCAATTCCACCAAATACATAAAACAAGCAATAATATCGCTATACCATAGGTAATTAGATAGTCCATTTTATATCTTCAACTTCACCAAAGGATTAAACATCAGCGCATCATTTAAATGCTCTGGGGCGAAATGCGAATATCGCATAGTCATTTTAATATCGGTATGACCTAATATTCGCTGTAAAACTAAAATATTACCGCCTGACATCATAAAGTGTGAGGCAAAAGTATGTCGTAAAACATGCGATGATTGTCTATGAGGCAATTCAATATTGGCTCGTTTTATTGCTGAACGAAAAGCAGAATAGCAGGGCGTAAATAATTGGCCTCTACGTTTCGGAATTTCATTAAACAACTCTTCTGATATAGGTACAGTTCTATTACGTTTACCTTTTGTTTTGGTAAATGTAATTTTGTAAGGAGTAACTTGTGAACTGGTTAAACCTTCAGCTTCTGACCAACGTGCTCCAGTAGAAAGCGCAATCTTGACAATAATAGATAAGTCTTTCGCTTTGCTTTTATCGCATTCTTCTAGCAGTTGGATAATCTGTTCATCAGAAAGAAACGCCATTTCTGATTCATCAGTACGAAATGAGCGAACATTCTTTAATGGGTTATCATCTTTCCACTCACCCAATCGATGCAACTCATTAAACATCGCGCGAAAATAGGCTAGTTCAAGGTTTGTTGTTCGTGGAGCAACGGACTTGATCCTATCAGCACGAGTAATTTTTCCACTTAATCGCTTTTCACGATAAACAGAAAATAACTTAGCATTAAACTCTGTTGCTAAAGGTTCGCCCATTGCTTGGCAACCGAATAACATCATTTGCTTTCGGCTTTCACCATCAGCTAATGTAATACCATGAGCACGAAACCAGATTTCAACCAATTCAGACAATAAACGTTTATCTTCTTTTTCGCCTAGCCACGGCTTATCTTCTGTTTGTTCAAGAATATAACGTTCAAATGCAATAGCTTCGCCTTTTGTGGTGAATACTTTTCTAATTCGTTTACCAGTTCGGCCATTGGGGTAGCTCTCAACTTGCCAACGACCATCTGGTTGTTTATTTATTGCCATATTAAAACCTGAACTAGTGTTGGTCTGTGAAATCACCAGTTTCAAGGAAGTCTCTAAACTGCTGTTCATTTAAAATGATAATTCCCATTTCTCTGGCTTTATCCATTTTCATTTGACTTGCATTATATCCATAACAAAGAAGTTTTAAGTGTACAGTAACAGACTTTCTTACAACCATACCTGCCTCTGAGGCAAGCTCTTCAAGAGTAGACTTATTATTTTTTTTAAAACCGGTGAAATGCACGTCAAAGGTTTCTATTTTCGGTTGTTTAACATAAAAATCACCTGTTTCCAGACCTTCCTCAATATATTCAACAGCTTCTTCTAATGATTCTGTATATTTTACAACTCTATCTTTTCTAAATGTTTTTAATTCACCTTCATCATCAGGCAATAAACTATAACCTTGAAAGTAATCTTCATTTTCAGAAACGTTGGCAATCATGCGAGGTTTAACTTCATTGCGAGCATTTACATATATAAAATATAAGGCATCATTCATTTTCTTTATTCCTTACTGATTTTCAATAATAGTAATTACTCGGCCGTGAATTTTTATATCAGAAATTTCACAATCAAAAGCCATTCCAATACCTGAAACTCTAACGCGTTGCATAGGCATTCTAGTCAGTTCTCTAATACTATTTTTTCCATCAATTTCGATAAGCCATTTTCCATCGAAAACATCGTTATATTTTTTATCAATAATGAAGTAACTGTTTCCATCTTGGATAGATATTGGCTCTGATGGCAAAGGGGATTGATTGGGGAAAATCACTTTATCAAACATGATATGGTCTGAGGGTGTGAGTTGTCCGTTTTTTAGTTGAAAGTTAGGAATTTTTAAGTTGTCTAGTTTTTCATAATCGAAAGGTTTTCCATTACCTGTCGCTAACCATTCAAGGCTGACGCCTGTTTCAGCAACACATCTGACAGCTAAATCAGCAGGAAAAATATCCCTCTTATATCTTCCAGCTAAACTGCTAGATGCCATTTCTAGGTGTTGAGCTAGCATTATTTTAGAGCTGAACCCATAAGCTTCTATTATGCGATCCAATATTGGAGCGCTATCCCCAACCATTTCTAGGTGAAATTTTCCCATGTATATATCATCCTTATCGTAAAAAACTACAAAATAATTTTGACATGTAGCTTAATACGAAATAGACTGGCCTTAGTTTGTAGTTAAAAGCGATTATTATCGAGTAGCATCGAATAAAACCTAATAGGGGATTTTGCCTTATGCGTCCTAATATTACAATCAACATAAACACGCCTTATCTTACAATTGACGCGTTCAGCACATGCACTGGATTACCTAAATCAACCATTCGTGACATGATTGCTGATGGGCGTTTACCTGTGCGCGCTAAGTCAGCAGACATGAAGCGTGGAAAAGTATTAATCAATATGCTTGCTCTTTATACAGATGCATCGGAAGGTTGCAATATTTCGCTTCAACCGAATTTGTAAGCCAAGTCTTTCGTATATTGAGAATAAACACCATGTTTGATTATCAGGTTTCCAAACAAGCGCACTTTGATAATGCATGCCGTGCTTTTGCAAATACCCATAAAGGGGATTTAGTGCAAATAGCTGAAAGCATCGGCATGAACGCCCAAATGTTGCGTAACAAGTTAAACCCTGAGCAACCGCACCAGTTAACGTGCATTGATTTAATGAAACTGACTGATGCAACAGAGGACGCCTCTATCCTTGATGGTGTTCTAGAACAGATGCAATGTCAGCCGTCAGTGCCTGTTAATGAAGCGTGTGATTCTAATGTACCCGCTTATTTATTAACGGCAGTCGGTGAAGTTGGAAAGTTGGCAACTAATACAGTGTCAGGCGGTAATTTAAATAATGCGCGTGTTGCTGAATTTAAACGTTCTGTTAATACAGCAATTCGTTGTTTAACGCTCGCAGGAATAACACTATCAGCAAGATTACATACTAATCCAGCGTTTGTCTGTGCAGTGGATGCAGTCGCTAATCTTAGCCCATCAATGATGTGAGGTTTTAAAATGAAATTAAATTCACTACAGCTTCAACAACACAAATATAAATTATCCAGTGATTCATTTAAAAATGAAAATAACAATTCTATTTATATTGTTAGTCTTATTTTATTTATAGGTTATTTATTAATTTCAGCTTTAAGTTAGAGGTATTTATGTCTAAAGAAAATATGTTTGATGAGATTTTACCAGGTGCGAAAGAGAATCAAATAGAGCGCTTAAAAAAATTAACTGAAAATAATAATACCGAAGTGAAAATAGGTGTCGATTATAGTGAAAACCAAAAAATTAATGAAATTTTAAATTTCATGAGAAATAAACAATCGGAAAAAATCCATTTTAAAAATAGAATTTTCGAGTTGGTAAAAAATAAATTAAATAATGGTGTGTTGAGTGTGGATGATATTGCTGAGCAATTGACTAGTTTTAGAAATGAGCTAGTTGATGCTTATGCAGAATCAACAGAATTTGAAGATATACCGTTTTAAGTGAGGTTGTTATGTATCAGAATCAAGTTGAAAATGAACAAAGAGCCTTTCATATTCCAGTTGCTCAACGTGTCGATGGGTTAAACCATACTTCTAAATTAAACTCTATTCATTTTGGTTTACAGAATGAAGATTTAAAACGCTTCTTTTTTGATATGCGCGATAGATTTGATAATTGCTATAAAGAAAATAAACAATTCTTAGGTGTTATTTTATATATGGCAGGAATTGAAAAAGAACGTCACGATTTAAAATTTGAAGATTTTAAAACGGAAGAAATTGTCGAAATTATTAAAGCTATTAATCATATAAAAGCTGTTACGGCGTTATTACCTAAAAAATTAGCATTACCGCAATAATTAATTAAACCCAAAGTAAAAATAAATGGCCTTAATCGGTTAGGGATTTTTGCAACCTAAATAAAGGAAATACATTATGAGAACATCAATACCAACCCCTATTTTTATGCCTGCGCAAATTGCTAATAACGAACACACTATTGTTTTAGATTCCACATTAGCGTTAGCACGTAATGAACAAAAGCAAGCCTGCGCAGATAAATACGCATCCCGTATTCGTAAGTTATCTAGTCTTATTATTCAAAACAAAATGGGTTATGCCGACGTTGCTGAGCTGTTAGAAAGTGAGGCGTTAGAGCTAGAACGTCAAGCACAAGAACTGGTTTGATATGACTATCGCGGTGGAGAATAACAGCGACGTATTTATCTCAATGCGTCGCCAAAAAGAAGAATTTCAGCCAGGGTTATCGCCAAAAGCGTCCTTGGCTGAACGCATTATGTATGATGCAAATCCGCTTGATATTGAATATCGCAATAGCATTATGGGTAATATGCCTGATAGTTTGGCTATCTATTTTGCTACCCGATATTCAAAAATATTTAAGACTGCTAAAAAAGATAATAGACGTCTTGCTAATACCTTTTTACGTAAAGTGGCTAAGAATGTATTACCAAGATACAACCTTGTTTTATCTCAATATCAATTTAATGGCGTAACATCAGGTTATGATTTCTTCCCTGAAAATTATGTCGAGCAACTTTCTAACTTACACTCCCTAGACCGTGGAACTATCAAAGAGCTGGCGAACGGTATTGCTCGTTATCTCACTTCTACATTTACCGAATTTTGCCAACGTGCAAATTATAGCGAGACTTCTGAAGGTGCTAAATCTGGCTACAAAAAAATAAGTCAAATTACTTTACAGATTGGAACCATCCCGCCGTATTGGAAACAATTTATTAAGGGGAGACGTAAGCCAACAGAAAACCAGTTGCTTTCTGGTTTATTACGCATGATGTCTGATAAGTGGTGGTATGGGCGTTTAAAGCGTATGCGTGATTTACGCGCTGAGCATCTTGCTATTGCTGTCGGACAGGTACAAAAAAGTGCGTCACCTTATATTTCAAGAAAAGCACTGTATGAATGGGTAGAGCAAAAAAAGCGTAACTGGGATTACATTAAAAGTTTCGATTTAATCAATGAAAATGGTGATCGTGTTTCTCTTGAAGAAATGGTATTAGCCAGTGTTTCTAATCCTGCTGTTCGCCGTTGTGAATTGATGGTGCGTATGCGTGGGTTTGAAAACATGGCTAATGAAATGGGGTATGTTGGTGAGTTTTATACCCTCACAGCCCCATCAAAATATCACAATGCATACAGTAAGGGCGGTTTCATTGAACAATGGAATGGCGCCTCCCCTCGTGATGTTCAGAAATATCTTTGCAAAGTCTGGTCAAAAGTTCGCGCTGAATATGCCCGCGAAGGAATTCGTCCATTCGGTTTCCGTGTTGTAGAGCCCCATCATGATTCAACTCCTCACTGGCATTTATTGTTATTTGTTCATCCAGACCACGTTGAAAAGTTGAGAGAGATCTTTGCGGAATACGCCCGTGAAGAAGATGCCTTTGAGTTAAAAACCAAAGAGGCAAAAGAAGCCCGTTTTTATGTTGAGCCTATTGATAAAGAAAAAGGTTCGGCCACGGGTTATATCGCTAAATATATTTCTAAAAATATTGATGGTTACGCCATGGATGACGAGATAGATGATGAAACGGGGCAGAAATGCAAAGACATGGCCAAAGCGGTTTCAGCATGGGCGAGCTTACACCGCATTCGTCAGTTTCAGCAAATTGGCGGTGCTCCTGTGTCGGTTTGGCGTGAGTTGCGTCGCTTGCCAGGTGATGAGCAAATTCTAGCAACGGAAGATATGGATAACGTGCGTTTTGCGTCAGATGTGGGCGATTGGTATGCCTACACCGAGTTACAAGGTGGTGCAACGGTAAAACGCCGAGATTTAACCGTGAGGCTTTCTTATGAAGTCACGGAAATGGGGAATGAATACGGCGAAGACGTTAAAAAAATCAAAGGGGTTTACTCACCGCTTGCGTGTGAGGACTCTTTTTATCTTACCCGCACTGCTAAGTGGGAACTGGTCGCCAAAGAATCCACTTCTGTTAAAGGGAGTGGTTTGGCTTTTGATGGCGCGATTAGCGCCCCTTGGAGTTCTGTCAATAACTGTACGGGGGAAACCCGAACGATTAACGATGAAGAAAATGTGATAACGGAAATTTTAGATAATTTCAGGTCAATCGGGCATGAAATCACCTTAGAAGATGCCAAAAAAATGAGAAATGGGTCGGGAATAGTCATTGATGATAAGGCATTTAGAAGTTTTGACGATGGTTCTTTGATTAGAACAGGCACAACACAACTGAAATACCGTCAATTCCATGAACGAAAAGACCGTATTTTTAATAAAGTAAATAAGTTGAGAGGAATGAATGTATAAATACTTAGTTTTATTTTATTTATTGATATCAATAGTTCTTTTTATACACAGAACTGTGAAGTCTAAAAAAAGCTATCATGAAAAATATAGCTTAGGTTCAGCGATAGATTATTCAATGCTATGGCCATTTTATATTTTGATGGCATTCTATTTTTTCCTTGCAGATAAATATCGTAAATTTATTGGTATGAGCGAGGAGAGATAATCTATGAGTGTGCAATAAGTAATTATATCTCACATTATTATCACTTAGGGGTTCACAAAAAACACAAATTGACTATACTGTTTATTCATACAGTGTTCTTTAAGGGTATGATAATGACAGATAATATAAAAAGCATGGAAGCACTTGAAAGAATAGCACTTATCGCAAAAGTAGGCATTTTTGATTCTTTCACATCACAGGAAAAAGATATCGTTTTATCATTAATATTTGAGTTAGCCGACAATGCCAGAGTGGAATTATTGGAAAAAAATAAGCCACGAAATGTGGCTCAATAGATTTAAGCAATTGGCGCTTTGAGTAAATCAAGCGCCATTTGTTTATTCTCAGGAATGAAAGCTTCAATCATGTTTTCAACAGATTTTTTACCAGGAACGATAGCATGACTAAACGTAAGATTTAGAACAAATGTCATTCCGCATTCTAAGTTTGTGCATTGACAGTAAATATCTGAAATTTGGCGATGTTTTCTATTGGTTTTTCTTATAATGGCCTTTTCACCACAATCGGGACAAAGGATTTTCATTACTTTCATGTTAAGAATTCCAGAATAATCGAACTTACGTGATTTTACCTTTTTTTGTCTCATTCTGCACCTAAAGTGGCGTTATCTTTCTTAAAATTGATATGTAAGTGCGCTGGAATTTCAGGGTCACTATTAATGGCATTTTCAAACATACGTTGCACGGGAATAACTTCATCTTGCCGATACGCATCTCTTGCTTTTATTGGGTCGCCAAGTCCGCCAACATTACCAGGAATGATGCCAGCCAACCCCGCAGGGAATCGGTGTGCGGTTAAAACATCTTGCGCGCTGATATTTTTGACATTATTAAATTCATCCTTTGCCGAAATATCACCAATCGGCATAAATTTTATGCCTTCAGGGTCGCCTTTGGGAATATGCACAAACATCGTGGAAAAATTACCAATCCCTTTGCTACCTTCAAGGTTTTTAATGATTTGGGCTTCCACTTCATCGGTGAGTGAGGGGTCATTACAATAAAACACCCCGCCAGTATGTGCCCCGTTATGATAATAACGACGACGGAAAATAGTCGCTTCACTGTTTAACAATGCAGAGTGAATACCTGCGATATAATCGGGAATGCCGTAAACTTGTTGTTGTGGGTCATATTGTTTAATAAAAATCACATCTTCAGGGGGGTAAACTAACGGTTCCCCTTCAATTAAAATGACAAAATCCCCATCTTTACGGCAACGTAAAAAAAGAGAAGGTAAAACAAATAATTGAACCACATTTCCCCAGTAATCTCTGACCTTTAAAATAGCCGTATCACCGAACGTGAGATAACACATGACTGAGGCTTTTAACTGTTCATGACTCAACCCACCGCCTAAAAAATCCGATAAAATCATATTTTGGCGAGCATAGAGAACGCCCCCATGCTGAGCATTGAGATTAACTAATTGAGCTAATGCGGTTCTATCAATGGGTAATGAATAGTGATCATGTTGATTGTCATACCAGATATTTTGATAATCTGTATGCGTTGTTAATATCGGTTCGGGTTTGCCAATGGTGACAATGCTCATGTTTTTTTTAGGGGCATTGGAAGCCGAAATAGAGAGATCCTTCCGTGATTTTTTCTTAGCCATTACGATGCCTTTTGAAATATCCATTTTGATTTACGTTGATTGTCAGTGTTCAACGGTTCGTTAATAGTTGCATGAGAAATTGCCCAGAAACTATCTGCGTGACCTGTTTCCATACTGCGGTCAGCTACAAATGTCATGGAACCGCCTTTGCTAGTTGTGTCTCGCCGAATAGCCAAGAAACTGGCCGTAATTTCTTTTTGCTCTCTATCCCATTCAATGCGTTCTTCATCGACTATATCCACCATTTTTAAAACGAGTTGAGTTTTCATGCTGAGACTATAACGAATTTCCATCGTTTCACGGGGAGCAAAGTCTTGCACCATCTCATAAACACCGTGCCCTATACCCGTTGTATCAATGCCGATATGGGTGAAGCGATAACGCCCATAAAGCTCTTGAATTTTTTTTGCTTGATGTTTCCATGCCATACCTTGCCAGTAATAAATAGCCAGAACACGGAACCGTTCACCAGGGACAGAGGGCGGTGCTAAAATAGCAAAGGTAGAAGTATCGCCAGAACGAGCAGGGTCATAACCGCCCCATACTTCACGATTACCGAATGGACGAGGTTCATCAGGAAAGTGATCTTCCCATAATCCCACATCAACCCAGCATTTTTCTAAATCGTTATATTTAAAAACAGATGCGCCACTATCAACAAAAACGCACATATACAACATATTGAACGTATCTTTGTTATAGCGATTACGGAGTTTTTCGATTGATGCTCTGTTAAAACCGCCTTTGATAGCGTCTTCCATTGTAATGACATAGCGCCACTGGTCGTCAGGGCAATCGCGACCGCCGTCTTGCATTTCTTTAAATGTAGGGAATTTAACGTTTTTACGGTCTTTTTCATTGCCCCGCCATTCATCACCCGTCCAAAATGCATAAGCTGGATGCGTTTTTGAGCTAGGTGTAGAAAAATAGGTTGTGCGCCATTTATCATGCGTTGCCATAGCACTGGCAACTTCATTTAAATGTTTAAAATTAGGTACCCAAAAATATTCGTCACAATACAAATGGCCAGAATAACTTTGGGCGGTATTTTTATTGGTAGAAAGAAAGCGAAGTTCTGCACCGTTACTTAAACGGATAGGGTTTCCTGTTAAAGTGATCCCGAAAAACTTTTCGGCAATAGTGACAATATACGAGCGGAAAACCTCGGCTTGCGGTTTTGATGCGGATAAAAATATTTGTGGATCACCTGTGAACACTGCATTTTCAAATGCTTCAAACGCAAAATACCAAGTCGCCCCAATTTGTCGTGATTTCAAAATATTACGAACATTTTTTTCAATGTTATTGCGTAAATGTTTTTGATAGCCGAAAAGTATTTTGTCAGCAAATTGCTGAAATTGTTCTTCTGTTAATTCAGAAATATCATTTTTACGATAGCGTTTTTTCTTCCTTGGTTCACCATCGTCAGACTCATTATCATTTGAGTAGCCAGATTGACCATTTTGTGATTTTGCCTGCGCCAGCTTCTCTGCGTGTTTATTTTGTTGTGCCATCAATTTAATGTGATGACTAATTAAACGGTCTAATTCTTCTTGTTCAAAAACAGTCTTATTGTTTCGCTCACTGAGCAAAATAATGCGTCGATTAATCGCATCTAAAACCGATTCGTGACTGAGTAAATCCTGCCAATTTCCTTTTTCAGCCCAGTAGTAGACGATCCGCCGATTTGGCAAATTAAGTTCTGTTGCAATTTCTGCAGGGGTATAGCGTCGCAAATACAGCGATTTCGCTACCCCTATCAATTCATCTGAATATCGTGAGTTAGCCATAATTTTTACATTATGCATTGTCCAAAGATGTCTAACGATGTGCGAAGTTCGGATGTGCGCCATATCCGAACTTAATGATTAGAAAGAATTTTTGATATTCGCAATACTATTGTCTCAAACGGAAGTGATGAAAATACCCACGGATGGGGGATGCTATGTAATGTCACAATTAATGACAAATTGGCTCTGTATTGCGACAGCGGGCGACACGGTTGATGGTCGAATTATTGAAGACAGTTGGATTTTAGATTCTGCTGAACTTTATGATCGCCAACTCTATACCGCTTGTATTTGGCCAGAGCATGAGCGCTGGTTCGGTTCGATGGGCGAAGTATTAGAGTTAAAAGCCGAACGTGATGAAGAAGGGACGTTAAAACTTTATGCTCGGCTACGTCCTAATCAGCACTTGTTACAAGCGAATCGCGATGGTCAATTACTTTTTACCTCCGCAGAATTTACCCCGACGGGCAATTTTCGCGGAACAGGGAAAACTTATCTTGAAGGGCTTGGCGTAACTTGTTCGCCTGCCAGCGTTGGCACAGACCGACTGCAGTTTAATAAAAAAGGTAAGAAGTTTCGCTATGGTGCATCAAAACCGTTGGTTATTGATGAAGTTAAACAGTTTAAGGAAGAAAAGATGGCTAAAGGAAAAGGCTGGCGTAGTTTTTTCAATATTGATGAACCAAGTGTTGATGATACACCAGAAGAAACAGGTGCCACTGATGCAATGCAAGCACTTGCGGAAGCATTATCTGCGCTTGAAATTCGTGTCACAGAAATTGAAACACAACTGACTTCAACAACAGAAAAAGTGGAAGACGTTGAAGAGGATGTAGAAGTCATCAAAGATGCTGTTGATACTCCTGAATTTAAACAATTGAAAGACAACTTGTCTGATATTTTAGGTAAATTCAGTAAGTTAGATAGTGTGGCATCACGCATCCCAGGCAAAAATCCACGCGGTAGTAAAGAGCAACGCTTTACTAATCTCGTGTAAAAGGGAGCGATAATAATGTCACAACTTAATGAACGTGCTGAGGTGTTACTTGCGAGCTACGAACAAAATTTAGCGAAAGCATTTAATGTCATTAATCCCTCTCGTTATTTTAAATTAACAGACCCGCAGGAAACCAAACTGCGTGATGCTCTGTTAGAAAATGCCGACTTTTTAAATTTAATCACTACGGCTGATGTTGACCAAATGAAAGGCCAAGTCGTTTCAGTGGGTAATCCTGGTCTATTTACAGGTCGAGTAGAAGAGGGGCGTTTTTTGCGTCAAACGGGTGTTGACGGAAATGAATATGAACTTGTTGAAACCGATTCAGGTGCGGGATTGCGTTGGGATTTGTTGTCAATTTGGGCGAATGCCGGTGGTGAAAATGAGTTTTATCAACGCATGCAAGATTTTATGTTGCGCTCAATTGCGTTAGACATGATCCGCGTGGGTTGGCATGGTAAATCAGTCGCCAAAACGACAGACCCTAAAACGAACCCTAATGGTGAAGATGTCAATATTGGTTGGCATCAAATTGCTAAAAAATGGAACGGGGGTAAACAGGTTCTTACAGATGCAATTACATTGGATGATAAAGGTGATTACCGTTCATTAGATGCAATGGCGTCAGACCTTATCAACACCTGTATTCCGGTTGAATTTAGAAATGACCCGCGATTAGTCGTGATGGTCGGTGCTGATTTAGTTTCTGCAGAGCAATACCGTCTATATCAATCAGCCGATAAACCGACTGAAAAAATTGCTGCACAAATGTTAGGTTCTACGATTGCTGGCCGTCCGGCAATGATTCCACCATTTATGCCAGGCAAACGCATGGTTGTGACTATTCCAAGTAACCTGCACATTTACACACAACGGGGTACTCGTCAGCGTAAAGTGGAATTTGTTGAAGACCGTAAGCAATACGAAAATAAATACCTACGTAACGAAGGCTATGCACTGGAATATCCAGAATTATATGCCTCTATCGACGAATCTGCCGTGACTATCGGTAAAGTCACCGAGCCGACTGAAAAAGTAGAAGGTTAAGCGTCATGCTATCACCCGCTCAAAGACACAAGCAAAAAATTGAAATGCAACAAAAACTTGAACAGCGACAGGCAGTTGCCATTGCTGACGGTGAAAGTATGCATCTTCAAGCGCGTGCCATTGAGCGGGATGTCAAACGACTGCGATCACTGAATCAAACGTATGAACGTGTGGCCATGAAACGTGATGAATTATTGCCCATGTATCTACCGACGGCACAACGCTATTTAGATGAAGGCGAAGTGTATCAAAACCCGATTTTTGTGTATTGCGTCATTTGGCTATTTGATGTGGGGGAGTTCGACAAAGGACTGGACTGGGCGGATATCGCCATAGCGCAAGGACAGCGCACCCCCGACAATTTTAAAAGCGGTTTCCCTGCTTTTGTGGCTGACACCATTCTTGCATGGGCACAGTTAGAAGTGGAAGCAGGAAACCCTATTGAGCCTTATTTTTCAAGGATATTTGAGAATGTCACTGAAAAATGGAGAGTTCACGAAAAAATACAAGCGAAGTGGTTTAAATTCCACGCGTTAGAGTTATTAAAAGGCGATGTGGGCGATGCAAGAGCCAGTGCAATTGATTGTGTTGATACGCTAAATCAAGCCGATGCCTATCTTGCTAGAGCACATCAATTAAACCCGAAAAGTGGGGTTAAAACACACCGTTTGCGTATCGCTTCACGATTACGGGCATTAGAGCAAGCGTAAAGACTACCGCAAGCCGGAGCGGGCACAGTGGAGACAAAACAATTTATTGTTTATTGGTCATGGAAACTGGTACGCCCGCTTTTTATTTAGAGGTCAGCATGTTAAATGGCGATGGAATTAACTATAAAAATGAAGAACTAACAAATGATGAATTTTGGCCTGATTTAAATTTAGGTGATTTTCAAAAAAGTCGTGCTATTCCCGCCAATATCGATGCCGATTTTATTGCTGATGCATTATTAACCACAGTTACAGAAATTAATTCTGAATTAAAAGACGTAAAAAGTTATTGGCTATCAAAAGGATTTAATCAAGCCAAAGATGTGCCAGGTGCAAAAATAAAAGGCGTTAATGCCCTTTGTGCGCAATATAAAAAAGCGGTATATGCCAGAGCAAAAGCCGATTTGTTAGGTGAATATTTGTCGATTGTTAGTCGAGCGCCCAATCCACAGCAAGAAAGCGACGAATTGCGGTCACGGTTATTAGCGGAATCAACTTTTGTTATTCGCAATATGAAACAGTTGCCTCGCATTACGGTGAAAATGATATGACCCGACTACAAAAATTGACTGCGTTCTTACGTGCAAATTTGCCTGAATCCTTATTTGCGACAGAATTTAGTAGCGAAATGGATGATATTGAATTTAAACCTGCTCATAGTGATTTAGGTGAAGATGATTTGGGTAATGAACAATATCAACTGTTAACGCAAGAATATGACGCTGTGATTGCTTGGGGACGTTGGCCATATCGTGAAATTGATGCACGTTATATCCCTGCATTGATTGAAGCCTGGCATCAAGAATTAGAAACAGATTTTACTGAGCCTGATTTTGAGTGTGAACAACCATCCATGAGTGTGGATGTGATTGACGATAATATTGCGATGGTCATTGTCACCCTTAAATTAAGTGATGCCATTGTGTTAAAAGAAGATGAAAACGGCATGGTGCCTTTTAATGGTAAACGTTACTCACTCGCCAATCCTGAAGTGTTATTTGCTGAAAATATTGATGTGATCCCCCGTGGTGTGAAATGAGCATTCAAGGGCAATTAAACGCAGAACAACTAAAGGCATTAAGAGCCAAATTAAAAGACTTAGAATTGCCCCAGAAAAAGCGCCAGCGATTACTTTGGCGGATTGCGAAATATGGCGTAATCGTCGCGTCAAAGCGCAATATCAGAAAACAGAGTAATCCCGATGGTGAAGCATGGCAGAGCAGGCACGGTAATTACAAAAAAAAGATGCTCCGCAATATGCCGAAAATGATGCATATCCGCGAAATGCCAGAAAAAGAGATGGTGCGCATTTATCTTAGTGGTGGCAATTATCGCAATGGCAACAAACCCATTGACGCGGGTGTTGTGGGGTATAGCCAACAAAATGGCATGACAGCAAAAATTAGCCGTAAAAACGCACAAGACAGCAATATCTCACAAGGGGCGCAAGATAAAAAAGCGACGCCCAAACAGGCTAAAAAATTACGCGCACTGGGTTATAAAGTGAAAAAAGGGAAACGTTGGAAAAAGCCTGCTTTAAAAGAAATTACGGGAAATATGCTTTTTTTTCAGGCAGGTGCATTAATTCGCAAATTAAGCGGTAAATCCCCACAAAGTTCGTGGGAAGTGGATATTCCATCACGGGTATTTCTCGGTATCAGTGATGAGGATTTTATTAAGTCACTGGAACGACAATTACAAAGCATCGGGTACGGTGTATAGAAAGGGAATTTCATTATGTGGCCAACAGTACAGGTTAATCAACATAACCAACTTCAAGGCGAAACAAAGGAAATTGAGCGCATTTTGCTGTTTATTGGTAAAGGAAAAACCAATGTCGGTAAAACTATTGCGGTCAATACGCAAACCGATTTTGATGATGTGCTAGGAACGGCAGACAGCCCGTTAAAAAGTAACGTGTTATCGGCCATGCGTAACGCAGGTCAAAACTGGTCAGGCTATGTGCATGTATTAGCGGAAGATGCGGAAGAATTGGCATTTGTTGACGCGGTGATGGATGCACAAGCGGTCGCCAGTTGTGAAGGCTACGTATTAGTGGGTGATGCAACAAAAGCCGTTATTCAATCGGCTAAATCCCTACGCTCTGATTTAATCGCAAAATATGGGCGCTGGTTATTTGCCATTTTAGGTGTCGGTGCAACGCAAGCCGATGAAGCGTGGTCTGATTATGTTGAACGATTATCTGCTTTATCAAAAGGGGAAGCGGAACCCTCCATTCAGTTGGTGCCAATGCTTTGGAGGCATGAAGCGGGGGCATTAGCGGGTCGATTATGTAACCGTTCGGTGACGATTGCCGATAGCCCAGCACGCGTTAAAACGGGCGCATTAACCGATTTAGGTAGTGCATATCTGCCTCTTGACGGTACGGGTAAAAGTCTTGATTTAGCGACACTGCAAGCACTGGAAAAACAGCGTTTTAGTGTGCCGATGTGGTATCCAGACTATGACGGTATTTATTGGTCTGATGGTCGCACATTAGATGTTGAAGGCGGTGATTATCAGTCTATTGAGAATCTACGTGTCGTTGATAAAGTCGCGCGCACGGTGCGTATTCGTGCTATTGCCAAGGTTGCTGACCGCAGTTTAAACAGTACCCCATCCAGCATTGAAGCCCATCAAGCCTACTTTGCCAAAGTATTACGTGAAATGTCACGCAGTACGCAAATTAACGGGGTGAGTTTCCCAGGCGAAGTAAAACCCCCCAAAGAAGGCGATGTGGTTATTACATGGAAAAACAAAAATAACGTTGAAGTGTATATCACGGTGCGAACTTATGAGTGCCCGAAAGGGATCACCATTGGCATTCTGTTAGACACGTCATTGGAGAATGAATAATGAGCGGGAAACGGATTTCGGGGCAGTCGATTGATTTTAATATCGACGGTGATTTAGTGCATGTTGAAAAGGTCAGTTTATCCATTACAGACAATACAGGTGTCGCTCAAACCAATGGTGTGCCAGACGGGTTTGTGAATGGGGATGTATCGGCAGAGGGCGAGCTGGAATTATCCACTAAATATCTAAACGTCATTACAGAAAAAGCCCGTAGTGCGGGTTCTTGGCGCGCTATCCCCTTAGTTGATTTGATGTGGTACGCAAAAGCAGGTACGGAAGAACTTAAGGTTGAGTCTTTCGGCTGTAAATTAAACGTCACCGATATTTTAGACGTTGACCCCAAAGGCGGTGCGGTGATGACGCATAAAATTAAATTTATCGTTACCTCACCCGATTTTGTGCGCATTAATGGCATTCCATTTTTGGAATCAGAACTTACCGACAAACTGTAATAAAAGGACAGATGTTCATGGAAGAACATAACAAAACACTGATTTCTTTGATTATCTTGGGCGCTTTAATTGCGATTGGCAAAATGATGTCAGGCAGTGAACCCATTACATTACGCCTCTTTATTGGTCGTGTCATTTTGGGTTCGGCAGTGTCATTAATGGCAGGGGGATTGTTGATTTGGATCCCGGGGCTTTCTCCTTTAGCAATTACGGGGTTAGGTTCTGCATTAGGCATTGCAGGCTTTCAGTTAGTGGAATTATGGCTGAAAAAACGAGGCAGTGACTTACTGACAGGGAAGTTGAAAAAATGACATTAGGTGAAAAACAACGCAAGTTTACGCGCATGATTGCAGACTTGATTATATTTGCTTATGACAAGGGTTATGAATTGTCATTTAACGAAGCCTATCGAACACCAGAACAAGCACAGTTAAATGCAAAGAACGGCAAAGGTATTAAAAAAAGCCTGCACACTGAAAAGCTAGCTGTCGATTTCAACCTGTTTAAAAATGGCGTTTATCTCACAAATACCAGTGACCATCAATTATTAGGTGAATATTGGGAATCCATTGGCGGTACGTGGGGCGGTCGTTTCAATGACGGTAATCACTACTCGTTAGAGCATAACGGCGTGAAATAATGAAACAAGCAACGGTGATTTTTTTCGCGTTTATTTTAACTTTTTCGGCGGGCTGGCTGGTTAAGGGGTGGCATCAAGATAGCCTTGAACTGGTCGCATTAAAAACAGCGAATGAAGTTAATAACGCCAGTTTAAAGGCTCAACACGATTTAGCGAGTCAATCAGCAAGGACGTTAGAAAATAAATTGGAGGCACTCGCCAATGCGCAACCGCCTGAAATACGCACCGAAATTATTAAACCTGTGTTCACTCATCTTTGTGTTAGTGATGATTTTATCAGGATGTACAACGAAGCAATCGACAGTGCAGAACGTGCCTTATCAGGAAAATCTACTGACAAAATGCACGACAACCTTACCGAAACTAAACGGTAATACAGGGGCGGATTTAGCCACTGCATTATTAAAATACCATGAAATTTACGGAAAATGTGCTGTGAGGCACAACCAATTAACGGACGAAATTCGTCAAAGGATGGAAAAATGAGTACCAAGAAAAACACAATTACCTTAATCGTAATGGGCAAAGAGCTGGTTTTTGAGCCGAATATGACCGCGTATAACGGCTGGTTAAATGATCTTACAGCTAATGATAAAGTTGCGCCCACTGTCACCTATTTACGCCGAATTATTACCCCCGAAAGCAAAGAGGCACTAAACGATGTGTTAAATATCCCTGGTGCATCTATGCAGTTGGTTGAAAAAATCAATTCAGAGTATGCGCCAAAATTGGATGTTGAACTAAAAAACTAACGGCGCGAGTCGATGCTGTTGAACGCAGTGCCCTCGAACAATATATGACGTTACGACGGCACTATCTCCCACATGAAACGGACGATATCGACAGTTTCGCACGCGCAATTTGGTTAGATAACCACTTCACAGAAAATCACCGCATCGCGGTCGCAAATGGCATTGCATTAGCTTTCAAGGGTGAATGATGAGTACATTAGATTTTACACTCAGCATGATTGATAAAGTCACTCAGCCCTTGAAGGCAGTGCAAGCAGGTGTGACTCAATTTGCTGAAACCTCACAAGAAGCGTTTAAAAATATCGCGGTCGGCGGGGCTGGCTTGGCTGGCTCTGTCTTTGCGTTAAAAAACGTTTTAGACCCCGCATTAGCGATTCAAGATGCCCTCGATATGGCGAAAGTCACGGGTGTAGACGATGGCGCGATGAAAAAAATTACCGATGATGCACTGACCTTTAGCGCGCAATACGGTAAATCAGCGGTGCAATTCGTTGAATCCTCTCTTTCTATTCGAAAAGCCATTAACAGCATTTCAGATAATGAACTCCCGCAACTGACCAAAATCAGCAACATTACGGCATCAGCCCTAAAAACCACTGCCGAAGAATCTAACGCCTATATGGGCAAAATGTTTTCCCAATTTCAAGGCTATGCCGATAGCGTGGGCAAAGTGACGTTCGCGGAAGAGCTGGCAGGCAAGGCCGTTATTATGTCGCAAACGTTCGGCACTTCTATGGCTGAAATCACTGATTTGATGGAAGGGGCTCGCTCTGCGGGTACACAATTTGGGGTTGGTATTGATGAACAGTTAGCGGTATTAGGCGAGTTACAACGCTCATTAGGCACGGAATCCAGTGGCGCATATGAGTCGTTTCTGTCAGGGGCAACGGATGGGGCGAAAAAACTCGGTCTATCGTTTGTTAATGCGTCAGGGCAAATGCTGACGATGCCCGAAATGCTGGAGAAATTGCAAGGCAAATACGGCAAATCCATTGCGGGTAATTTAAAGGCTCAAAAAGAGATAGAGGATGCCTTTGGCGATTCGGCGATTGTCGTCAAATCACTGTTTAATAACGTCGATGTGTTACGCAAAAACATCACGGCATTAGGCGGTGACGACGGGATGAAACGTGCCACCGAAATGGCCAGCATGTTGGCTAATCCGTGGGAACGTCTATTGTCAATTTGGGAATCTATCCGCATTGCGGTCGGCATGACTCTGTTACCCGTGATTGTGCCCTTGATTAATAAAATTGCTGACATGGGGCAAATGCTCGTGCGTTGGTTAACATTATTTCCCAATATCGCCCGTGCGATTGGTTATGTCGTGACGGGGTTTATTGCATTCACGGCAATGGGTGCGATGGCGAATATCGTGCTGGGTATCGGTCGGTTATTGTGGGTCGGTATTTTGCCGTTGTGGAAAACGGGGGGCGTGTTGCTCTCACTGATGAAAGGCAAATACGATTTAGTGACGAAAGCCACCGGCTTTTTTAGCAGTTCTCTCGCTAAACTGACGGGGTTTTTAAATGCAACAAAAATTGCCTCTTTTGCCACGGCGTTGGGATTTACCTCTATCACATGGCCCGTTTTATTATTAATTGGTTTATTTGCCTTAATTGCGATCGCCGTTGTGAAATTCTGGCAACCCATCAAGGCATTTTTAAAGGGTTTGTGCAAGGCTTTGCCGAAGCATTTGACTCTATGTCGCCCGTCGGTTCCATGTTTGAGAACATCGGCAAAGCGTTAGGCGTTGTGTGGGACGCGGTCAAAACCGTTTTCAATTGGTTTACGTATTTACTTACCCCCATTGAGTTTTCAGAAAAGACACTGAATAAAACCACGATTGCAGGTCAAGCCTTTGGTAAGAGTGTGGCGAAAGCCATTACGTTACTGACACTCCCATTAAGAATGACCATTAAAGCGGTGATGATGGTTGCCACTGCATTTACAAATAGTGCGAAATGGGTAGTGAAGGAATGGGATGGAGTAAAAACCAATATTATTAATGGTTGGGATGCCACCATTCAATTTTTAGAGCGAGTCTCTCCCGTCAGAGTATTCGCCAGTTTTTGGGATTCCATCACGCGTATCACGAATTTGATGTATGCAGGCATTGCCAAAGGTTGGGATGCGGTGTGCCAGTGGTTTGTTTCATTGTCACCGGTTCAAGCCTTTATTGCGATTTATAACACGGTGTCGCAACTGTTTGCTGATTTGTGGAATGGGGTTGCGGGCGGTTGGGATGCGCTTTGCGGTTGGTTTGAAAATTTCTCTATTGGTGACACGTTTAACGGTATTTCAGAATCTATCAAAGGCGTGTTTGATGGGTTGTGGAAATGGTTAAGTGACAGTTTTAACGGCGTATTTAATGCGGTGGCCAGTAAGTTAAATTACCTTCCAGGTGTAAGTATTGATTTAAAAGAAACCGAAACCGCCGTCGTCAATTCGGCATTGCCTAGTGTGCCGGTTCAACCTGATTTTAATGCCATTAATCAAAATCAACCTAACCGACGTTTTGATTATCAGCCATCATTATTAACGGGTGGGGATTTAAAAGGCATCAATAAAGGCGGTTTAAATAAAGAGATTAATAATAATCAAACGAGCGTTGATAATCGCAGGCAATACGGAAATATCACGATTAACAACGGTAATGTGATGTCACCTGCGGATTTGGAAGAGTGGGGCGCATTGAATTAAGGAAATGCCATGGAACAGGCAAAATATATTGATTTACTAATAACCGAGCGTGACTTTACGCTCAATGTAGGCTTTGAACCGATATTGTGTGATAACCGCCAAAGTATCACGCAAGACATTGCCCATTCGATTATTGAAAGCGGTTTAGCCACGCAATTAATCGCAGAACGTAGCCCAACATTACGCGCCGATATTCGGATGCAGATTGTGTTACTTGTCGAAGATGATGAGCGACTCATTCCAGGCACGATTATCGTTGATGAAGAAAACGTAAAAAAATTGTGGGTAACAGCAGATACCTATGATTTTGGCCGTGTGGATATTGGAGTGAATTATGGCGAATAAACAACGTCCGCAAATTGACTACGAATCGGCATTAAAAGAAAACGGCATGCCGATTACCGCCGATGAAATTAATCAGCAATTTGACGACATTGTGAAAGAAGAAGGTTTAATCACCAATACTTCTAAGATGTCACCTTTTTGGCGCTTGATTAAAATAATTGTGACAACCCCAGTGCAATGGCTAAAAGATGCACTGGTCAATTTAGTATTTACCAATATGTATCTGGCTACCGCATCAGGGGCGTGGCTAGAAATGTTTGCATGGGGTGTCAATCTTCAGCGCAAGTCTGCGACTAAAGCTAAAGGACAAGTGCGTTTTTATCGTGTTGCAGGGCAAAACAGTGTCACAGTGCCAGCGGGCACTATCGTGCAGACAGAGCGCATTAACGGGCAGATTTACAGTGTCGTGACCACAGAAACGGTCACGATTGAAAAAGAGTCTGCCTTGATTGCGGTTGATGCCAGTGATGCAGGCGGGGCGTTTAATCTCGCGCCTGGCTATTTCCGTATTTTACCCGTTGCCGTGCCAGGTATTGAACGGGCGCAAAATGAAGAAAACTGGTTATTAGTGCCGGGTGCAGATAAAGAGAGCGATGATGATTTACGTGATCGTTGCCGTAACCAATATAATTTAGTCGGAAATTATCATACTGACGCGGTATATCAAGGGATGATTGCCAGTGTGGTTGGTTTGAGCATTGACCGTATTTTCTTTTTGCATGATGCGCCTCGAGGCGCTGGCACCGCGAATGCCTACCTGCTTTTAGACAGTGGTGTGATTAGTCAACCATTCATCAATAAAGTCAATGATTACGTCAACACGCAAGGGCATCATGGCCATGGTGATGATATGCAGTGTATGCCGATGCCTGAAACTCAACACACCATTAAATTGACGGTGTATGTGGAAAACATCACCAACTTAACCGCCAATGAGCAAACCAAACTCAAACAAGATATTGAAAATCTGGTGCGCTGTGCATTTCGTGAAAACACCAGTTATGACGTGAAAAAAACATGGCCATACTCACGTTTTTCATTTTCCAATTTAGGGCGTGAAATTCATCGCCATTTTACCCTGGTCGATTCCCTGCAATTTAATCAAACGGACATTATCAGTGAATTGAGTGTGCCCCGTTTAAAATCGCTGACGGTGGAGCTACAAGATGCCTGATTTCAAGGAACGATTAAAAGGCTTAAATTTGCCGTCATGGATGAACAAAGGTGAACCCGCAAAACTGTTAAATGCGGTACGCAAATTTTGGTCGGGTGTTTATGAATGGATGTTATGGCCACTTAAACAATTGGACGCAGAAACCTGTTCAGAAGAATTGTTATCGGTGCTCGCCTATCAGCGTGATATTCACCGCTTTAAAGGCGAGCCATTAGATTTATTTCGCAAGCGGGTAAAGTTTGCCTTTATTAATGCCCGTGATGCGGGGTCAGTCAGTGGCTTTATTGCCATTTTTGAGCGCCTCGGTGTGGGCTATGTCGAATTGTTAGAACGTCAACCTGATATTGATTGGGATGTCATTATTTTACGGGTCAGTGACGGGCAAATTGCAGGAAATCCCGATTTATTAATGGGCATCATTCGCCAGTATGGGCGCACTTGTCGCCGTTATCGTTTTGAAGTGATCACCAATAATCAATTAGTGATGCGTTTTGGGTGGGCTGATTGTGAATATCAGACCTTTAGCGCGTCATTGTTACAAGGAGAGTAACAAATGTCACAATCTATTATTACAACGGCATTTGAGCGCTGGAAAGCCCAAGAGTCGATTGATGGAAACCTCATTGTGTTAGACGAATTCGTCTTTGCACATATCCCGAATTTAGAGATTGAAAAGCCGATTGACCGCAATGAAGGCTTACCCGATGCAAAATATATCGTGCATCGCCAAACCGTGAATAAAACGGGCGTCGTCAATCAAAATGCCGTTGCCTATTCGGTGACCATGGGTGCCGAAATTGGTGATTTTGATTTTAACTGGATTGGTCTGTTAAATAAAAAATCGGGCACGGTGGCGATGATTGTACATGCACCCGCCCAACGGAAAATTAAAACCCAAGCGGGGCAACAGGGCAACGTGTTAACCCGTTCTTTCTTACTGGAGTATTTAGGTGCCAGCAAGGAAACCGCTATCAATACCCCTGCCGAAATGTGGCAGATTGATTTTACCGCCAGGCTTTCTGGTATAGATGAAATGCAACGCCTGGTTAATACCGACAGTTACGGTGAGGCCTCTTTTTTTGGTGATGCGTTTTTAGTGGGTAAAACGGGCAATCAATATTTTGTCACAAAAGGTATTGGTTACATTGGTGGATTACGGGCGGAATTAATCACAAACCAAAATATCACCGTGCCTGCGGAAAATACCAAAGTTTATGCCGATGTGAGTTACCAGGGCAATATTACCAGCCGTTGGCAAACCTACATTAAGCTGACCGTCAAATCTGATTTAAAAAACACTATCGATAACGCAGGTTTTGCGCATTTTGTGTTTGCGATCGCGTCGATTTCAGCGGATGGGAAAATCACCGATTTACGCCCTAAAGGAACACTGGATTTTCAACAATTAGATGATGCGTTAAAAGAGCACGAAAAATCCCGTAATCATCCCGATGCAACATTAACCGCCAAGGGATTTACCCAACTAACGGATAAAACGGGCACTAGCCAGGCATTAGCCCCGACACAAAAATTAGTGACGGATTTACATAATAGCGCCATGGCTTCAGCAAAGTCGGCGAATGACAATGCCAATACCCGATTATTGTCAACAGGAACGGCCGTTGCCTCGCAAAAACTGGCGATACCGCGCAAAATTTCGGGGGTGCCTTTTGATGGAACACAAGATATCACGTTAACGGCGGGAAATGTGGGGGCAGCTACGCCCGCGCAAGTCAATGAAGCCAAAACAGCTGCATCTAATGCGCAAACCACAGCCAATAACGCCAATACTAATGCGAATAGTCGTGTACCGAACACCCGTAAAATAAATAATAAACCCTTGAGTGCAGATATTACATTAAATGCGGGAGATGTGGGGGCAGCTACGCCCACGCAAGTCAATGAAGCCAAAACAGCTGCATCTAATGCACAAACCACAGCCAATAACGCCAATACCAATGCGAATAGTCGTGTACCGAATACCCGTAAAATAAATAATAAACCCTTGAGTGCAGATATTATATTAAACGCGGGCGATGTGGGCGCATCGACGCCTGCGCAAGTCAATGAAGCCAAAACCATGGCTACCAATGCGCAAAATACGGCAAACAGTGCAGTAACTAAAGCCAATACGGCCCAAACCACCGCTAATAATGCCAATACCAATGCGAATGGTCGCGTACCCAATACTCGTAAAGTGAATGGCAAACAGCTGAATGCAGATATCACATTGAATGCGGGGGATGTGGGGGCATTGGGAAGTAATCAAGCGTTGGGTTTTGGGCAAAACTATCAAGATGTCACTTCTAGTCGTGCAATCAATACCGATTACAAGAATGATACGAATAGACCTATTGCGATTTCAATTACGGGACGTTCAAATGGCACCCATCACTCTTATTTTAAAGTAAATGGCAAGGTTGCTGGAGTGTTTGGCGGAAGTGATACTGTTGCTATTGATAGGAATTTTTTTGCAATTGTTCCGCCGAGTGCAACATATAGAATGGAAAGCAGTAAGTTCTCATTTGTTTATTGGGGAGAGCTACGATGAAATGGCAACGTAAACAGTTTTCACTATCAGGCGATTTAACGGGAGTTACCTGTTCATTATTGCCCGTTCACCCATTTATTTATGGTGTTGGGCAGAATACCGCCACAGGCAGTTATTTAAGCCCCACCAATGCGATTAATTATATTGCTAATAAAATTCAGGGGGCGGGCGAGGTTGATATTGTGGTAACGATGATTTGTGCCCGCACCCATGACGAGTTTATCAATGCAATTCAAGCCTTTTCGGGTGTGTTGCCCTTACCTGTGTTTAGCCAAGTTGAACGTATGGCCAAAACCGCCGAAAGCCTGAATATCACCAAAATGCAGATACCCGCTAAGACACTGGCGGGTATTCCTGAACCTCAAACGTTATCAACCAATAATAGCCGTACGGTAATCAATGCAGGGTTAATTGAAAAAGCCAAAGTGGAAGCCTCAAGCGGGGCAAGTGTTGCAGGGTTACTTTCTAGCGTAAAAGGATTTGCGGAAAGTCGAAAAAACCTTTTGCAAGGCATGGCCGATTCACTGGCGGGCTTACTGGGAAAATCAACCACGGTTTGGGTGTTCCAGGGAAAAGGTAACGGCGCAGAATTAGCCGATAAAATGAAAAAAGAAATCCCTGAACAAGATGCGGTTTACACCTTGGCCACATTGTTTGCGGGCGATATTGATGCAATCAAAGGAATGATGCATGACACAGACACCACTTTATGAAAATAACGCACCGAAAATCAGCCAAATCATTACATTGGCGCTAGACGGTGAAGCGATTTTATTAAAAAACCTCACGGTCACACCCTCAATGATGTATCAGGATAAAGACCAATCAGGGCAATCCTCGAGTACCGTAAATAGTGAGCAAGGCATCAAACCTAAAGAGCTACGTATCACGGGCACTATTCCTTTTGCCGAAGAAAAGACATTAACCCGTTTATTTGCCTTGGCTGAAGCCAAAGAGAATGGATTGTTAAAACGCTATCGTGTGGCCAACCGTATGGCCAGCGCGATTAATTTTCGCCTGGGCACATTTACCAACGGTATTGATGCATCAAAGATAGACGGCAAGCAAGCCTGGCAAATCACCTTTACCTTACGTGAACATCTATCCGTACCCGAAAAACGCGAAAGCCGTTCGGCAGGTCAAGTTAAAGCAAAAACACAAAACATGAGTGATAAACCGAAAGCCAATGGTGAAGGAAAACCAGAGCAAGAGCAGGAATTAAGCTGGTTTGAGAAAAATGTGTTGAAGCCCGTTAATGATGCTTTGGGAGATTAAGATATGAAACCGATTAATCGACTTTATTTATCGGGTGATGAAACGCACCTTGTTGACGTTAAAATGGTGCTGGAATTATCTCAATGTGGCCGTGGGTTTATTACGGCTAAAACAGACATAGACTACACGGGTAAATTGGTGCGCCTTGATATTGGCTACACTGATTTACTATTACGTTATTTCACGGGTTACGTGGAGCGTTCGCAACCGTCACAAAATGGTTTTCAAAAATTGTTCGTGCGGGAGTTGGTTGGCGTATTCGACAGAATGTGGCCATGTTCTTTTCAACACCCCACCTTAAAACAAATCACCGATTACCTAAAAGAGCATAGCGGATTACATTTTGTGTTACCCAATGCGGAATATGTAAATACCCCAATCCCACACTACACCCATAACGGCACAGGCTATCAATTATTAAATAGCCTGGGAGAAGTCTTCAATATTCCCGATTACGTGTGGTATCAAACGCCAGACGGTGACGTGTTTGTGGGAAGCTGGAATGATTCATTTTGGAAAGATAAAGCGGTTGAAATAGACAATCAGTTTTCTTCTGAACAACGTGCCGGTAATCAAATGACTATCCCGATGGTGCAAAGTTTGCGCCCTGGTGTGAAAGTGAATGATAAACGCTTAGAGCGTGTGGCGCTGGATAATGACAATATGACGTTAACGTGGATAAGCCCTGATGCCATTACAGGACGAGCTGAAAACCGCACGATAGCCCAACAACAAATTGATAATGCTTACCCCGAACTTTCTGCGGGGTTGCACTTGCCGAAATTTGCCCGTGTTGAAGCACCTACCGAAAACACCACGGCGGGCGATATTTCAGATCCATTTAGACCGAAATACGCCGTTGACGTGCAAATGGTTGATGCTAACGGCAATGATGTGGCACCCGTTTATCACGCGGTGCCGTTACCGTTGCCCATGGCAGGCAATGAGTCGGGAATGTTTCAATATCCGCCTGTGGGCTCGATGGTTGAAATTGCATTTGAAAATGGCCGTGCCGATAAGCCCTTTATTCGGCAGGTGTTAAGCCATGGCAATACCTTGCCCAATATTAAGCCTGGCGAACAACTGCAACAGCAACGCCAAGAGGTATCACAACGAGTTACGCAGGACGGCACATGGCATCGACAAACTGACCAGAAAATCATTGAAGAGTCGATGCACCGTGAAGTCAAAACCGACACAGAAAGTCGCACAATAATCGCCAGAGAAACCACCGTACAAGCTACCGATAAAACGACAGTCATTGGCACAAGTACTTTAATGGCAGGTGCCATTATGCAAATTGCTGAAGGTGACTTTAGCCAAGCAACGCAAGCCAACAGGGTTATTGCTGTGGGGCAAAATATGACGGTTGATGTGGGCATGAAGTTAGAGGAGAAGATAGGGGCAGTGCGTTCTAGTATTGCGGGAGCCATGCAAAAAATTATGGCACCGGTTGTTTATTTGGGTAATGAACAATTGAATGTGATGCAATGCATGTTAGATACACTAGACGTCGTCAATGAGCTGGCCACACTCACAGCAAACCATACTCATAACAACACGGGCAACCCGTTAAATGCCTCAGCCATTAGTAACACTGGCACTAAATCAACAGGACTTAAGCAGAAGTACTCACCCGTGATTGGGTGATAAAATCGTTACCATCCTTGCCCGCGACTGCGGGCTTTTTTATGCCCGTCAATATAACAGCCCTCACGCCACGCTACGGCATTCAATTCTCATAATACATCTGCATTAGCTCAAAATGGATCGCATCGATAGCACGCGACACAGTACGCATAATCCCCACGAAATAAAATCATTCACCACGTAAAACGCACTACTCCGCACCCGCCTGCACAATTTGGATCTAAAAATTATTTCAGTTTGAATTTTTTACAAAACATATTGCGAGAGCGCGCGGTGATTGGGTTCTTTGCGTAGGCGTCAAACTGAAATGATTGTAAAAGATTTCAGGTTATTACAGTTTGAGAGATAGAAAAAGGATCGCAATAAAAAATTAACGCATTGATAGTAAAAGAGATTTCATGCTTTACGTGGGATTGATGATCCACATTTCACGAGGGAGCATTTTAGAGAATATTTATTTTTCAGTGAGTTATAGATTTTTGAAACTGAAATTAATTGAAAAAAGAAATATGAGTATTGGCAGTCTCTGTAACTGGTTAAATAAATATATTACAGATTTTTATGCTGTAATCTTTTTATAGAATTTAAATATTTTTTAGTTGGTTTTATATATTTTAAATGCAAAAAAAAATATTAAAAAATAAAATTGTCATGTCTAAAAGCTACAAAAATTTAGATATTGGCTTTTTCTCTGTCGC